CGTAAGGATGTTAAAAAGACTTTACATTAATCTGTAAAATAAGAAGGAAGGAAACTTCCTTCTTATAAGTCAAAAAAAAAACATTATTTACGATAAATAATTTCAAAACAGGAGATCATAAATGGCTATTTTACCAGCAACAGGAACTGAAATTGCAATGGGCAGAATACGTAAAGCATATAATAACGTAGCACCAGGCGCAGGTCAGAATATTACTTTAAGCGGTTCACTTGGTCCTTACAAAGGCAGAAGCGCAGGTAATCAAATTAGTATGTCATCTACATTCGGTGGCGCAACTTCACCATACGCTTATTAATATTTAGAATAACGTATATAAATACCTCAGTACTAACATATTGAGGTATTTTTTTATGACTAACAAACTAAACAAACTTTTTGAATTATGCCCTTATAATGCACAGAGTGCATTTGAAAGAGAAAATTTTAATGCTCAATCAGGTGTATCAAATCCAAGATACATTATTGAAGTAGTAAATAAAATTCGAAAAATCGACAGCGACCTTCTCACTGAAACTAGACAATTTGAAACTAAATGTCTTGAAGAAGAAAAACAAACTTTAGAAAAAATCTTGTTAAATCAAGACATTTCTGAACTAGAATCTAAAATTTCTAATTGGGAAATGCTGGAACGAGATTATTGGGCAGAGCATTTAGGTAAAATTGCTGCCATTGAAATTCTTACTTACGGTAAACCTGCAGTGGCTACACTAACTAAAATGGCAAAGCTACCAGAAGATTTATATATTAAATCAACTCAGATCTGTGTAAGACTAGCTAATGCCATTAAAGAAGCCACTGTAAAAGCTGAAGAAGAAATTGGAGTTAATCAAGAAGATGATTATTCTGCCGATGCTGGTCTTCCCAGCGACAGCGATGAAGCACCAACTACTCTAGTACTCAAAAAAATCAAACAATGAAACATAAAATAGCCGTATGCATACCTACTCGTGAACAAATGCACAGTAGGTGTGCATTTAGTTTATATAATTTAGGTAAAGCATTATCCAAAGCTGGCATAGAACATAATTTGTTTTTAAGTCCTGGAACGTTGATAGCTAATCAACGTCATGAATTGGTTAAAGCTGCTCAAGAATGGGGCGCAACTCATGTCATGTTTATTGACAGCGATATTACATTTAAACCCAGTCATGTGATAGAAATGCTTAACTTTGATGAACCCATAGTCGGTGGCGCATACAGCAAGCGTCTAGAACCAGTCATCCCCACAGCTTGGCATAGTATAGATGATTGGAATACTTATGTAAAACTACATGAGCAAACTGATAGTCATATACGAGTGGAAGCCATGGCCTTGGGTTTTTGTTTGATAAAAATTCAAGTGTTTGACAACTTGGAATTGCCTTGGTTTATTCTAGGATTTAAAGATGGTCATTATACCGGAGAAGATATTGAATTTTTCAGAAACTGTAAAAACAATAATATACCAGTATGGTTGGATATCAAAGTAAGTTTTGAACTAGGTCACTTGGGTCTTAAAGAGTTTAAGAACGCCAACGATATTGTTGTAAGCCTTGCCACTTAACTAGCCAGCAATTTAATCTAGATATATTAACATCAGTGGCATCCCGATATTCTTTATTGGCAGATTGCAATTGAATATTTAAATCTTTAGTAGTACTCTCGATGAGCAAGTCAAGAGTACTATCTTGAGTGCTAAACAATAACTGTAGTATAGGATGTTCGTTGGCTTCACTGTTTAATAAATGTCGAGTTTGCAAGTACCAACGTTCTACATATGACACTTCTGGTTTAAAAATACTATTCAACAATGGATTATTAAGCCTTGAATCCCAGCAATAATACAAGTCAACAGATTTTGCAATCTTAAGATGTTGTCTTTTCGGAAATTGTATTATCTCTGCTGCCATTCTTTTTATCAACCCACGTATAAAAATTCTTAAATTTTTTGATTAGTCTTGATGAACTGATCATTTTTCTTGCCTTTGGATGCAAAGGACTGGGCAAACTATCTATGTCAGTCCATGCATAACCCGAGTTTTCCCAATTAAGTTCCGGAACAAATTCTTTACTTACTAATACCACAAAAGTATCATAGATAAAATCTTTACTTCTATTTTGATATCTATGCAATGGTATTATTTTTTTAATCTTGGTTAATTGCAATTCTTCTTCAAGCTCTCTGATCAACGCTACATTCGGAGCTTCATCAACTTCTACTCTGCCACCGGCAAAAGTCCAAGTATTAGGATAACTTTCTTCGGGACTGCGAAGAACAGTCATAACTTTGCCTGAGCCTTCACTGACTATAATTGCTCCAACGCCTCTAAACTGTTTCAAAGATATAATCTCCACCATCCATTTTGATAAGTGCCTTCAACAGCACTAATCCATTGACCATTGCGCCATTCATAGTATAAACCAGTTGTTGCATTTACTACAACAGCACTACTATTACTTATACTACTGAAACTAACAATCCAGCTACTTCCGTTGTATTGTATAATATCATTGGCCACAGCTCCAGTTATTCCCCATGCATTGGTATTAGGCACATCTTCTAAAACTAGATAACGCTGACCTGTAACTGCACTTGCTAAATTTCTACCAGGACTACTTCTAGTGGGATTTATAATGGCGTTAACTGCTGAAGTAGTTGCGTTGGGCAGTGTAGTGGAATCTATGCTTATAGTTGCTACATTAAGTTCTATTGGATCTAGATCATTTATAACAGCGATTATATCTTGACTGGGATCGCCAGGATCATTGCCTCTGCGTAATCTTAAATTACTAATGCCTAATCTCAGTTCTCCATACGGCTTTAATACATTTGCCCAGCTCAATGGATCGCCATCTTGATTAGTAATACCTCCTGTGCTGTTTAATAGTACAGCTCGATCGCCTTCAATTTTAACTTGTAATTTTAAATTCTCAAAAGTCACTACAACCCATTCTTTGTTAGGAATAGGATCTCCTGGAATCCAATCCAATGAATCGCCTTCTTTTAATTTTCGTATCTCTGTTAAAATATTGTAAATTAATGTTTGACGTTTTAATTTGGCAGGAGGATTGATTAACACTGGGATAGTAAAGTTCATGGCCGCAACATCGATGATGTCATCGGTGCCCTGGGGTACTTGACGTACACTCCATACTAAGTTTACCAGTTCTGTATAAGTTAAGTTACTCCAGTCAAAGGGATTGTCGTTGACTTTTAAATTGATACTGGGATTGAATAAAACTAATAGTTGTTCTAGTAATTGTAATTTTTGATCTGTGTTGCTGGTCCATATATCAACTTGCACAGTTAGATCATATGGCACTGGCATATAACGTTCGATGGTGTAGGTATTACCCACTTCTCCGTCTACGTATTCACCAGCTTCTGGATCAAATTTCTTTTCGTAGACTTTGACTTTATCTACGTGTGTGGGATTCATACGTCGCTCAGAACTGATGGTCATATCTGTTACATAACAACTGATAAACGGAACGGTATTAATCATGTTCTCACTTTGATTTTTTAGAATGTGAGCAGCCATACGATTAATATCGCCATAGCGTACTGGTACTTGTATATATGATTCACTGCCGTCTCTACCTTTACCAGTTTTTACACTAAATCCACCTAAAATACGCATAAACTGCGTTAAGTATTTTCTTATTTGTTCATCGTAAAAATATTGCATAATTAGAAATCAGTCTTAGGTTTAACAATCTGGCTTAGTGCTTGACGTTCTGGGAATTCTTTATTACCAACAACTGTAACAGCATTATTATTAATAAAGCCTGCACCATTCAATACAGCATCCTGTAAGTTTACAGGACCATTTGGTGTTGTAATTCTTTGCCAACGTGTTCCGCGATAAGCAAACAAGGCCGCAGGTTTGTAATCAGTGCGAAGGAAGAAATCTCCTTGAGTAGGATTCAACGGAAAACTTAATCCAGAGTTTAATGTTTCGCCATAGTCATATGTTGGATCAGCATCCGCCTGATATTGTTTTGTTACATCCTGCAATACATTACTACCATCATCTAAAATAGTAGGTGCCAGCTGTTCACCACGAGCAATAATAGCTTTGGATATTTCTAGTTCTTTCTGATAAGTGCTTAATGCTTCTTTTAATGTGTCGACTCCATTGTCAGCAGTCTGTGATAATATATCTCTGTACTCCTGTGCATCAGTCATTGGGCTGGCTTTGATACGCCATATATGTGGATACCAAGTTTGACTAAAACCTTCTGCGGCACGACTGGCGTCTTGTACAACATAAAATTTGTTGATGGCTGGCTTGGTTTCGTCCAGTAACAAATCATCACGGATGTGTGGTAGTTCTAGCACATCACCGGCCATGAGTTTTCGTCCCATGCGTTCGACCATGTCATTGGTATGGAATGTAATATAGATAGTATCGGCACTTAGAAACAAACCAAATTGTGTTAAGTCAAAGTCTTGATCGCCTACGTTATACACGCCACGAAGGTCGTAGACGTCGGGATCATAAATTCTATCACGAATTTCTAAGAATAATAGGTCTTGTATCTTAGTTTCGTTTAATACATCTTCGGCTCTATAGTTAGGCTTGGTTGGATCGGTGCTGGCACCTTGATCTGCAGGTTGTAGATATTTGTGAATCAATACTCCGGTGCCGCCTACCATAAATTGTTCACGGATAAGTTTATCCATGAAATAGTAGTCGTTGCTTTTTTCAGGTTTCCACAGGCTTAGTCTTGGCATAATGTATTATTTACCTATAATATTTCTTTGCCGTTGCTTTTGAATACTAGTAATATTTACTGTATTTTGTTGAGTTATTTTTTTTTGCATAAATACTAATAACTTATTAGCCGATGACTGGGCTATATTCAAGGAAATAATCATGGGATTTATTATCAGCGGACAAGCAACTAGCGTAGTAACTACGCCAGAAGTTGCAGGTGATTCAAACGCACAAAATACAACATTATTATTGTCAGGCAACGGCAGTAATAACGCAACAAATAATACATTTGTTGATTCAAGTACCAACAACTTTGCCATCACACGAGCAGGCAATACCACACAAGGCACATTTACACCTTATGGTGATAACTGGAGTAATTACTTTGATGGCTCTGGGGATTACTTGACCGCTCCTTCAAATGCGGCATACCAATTTGGCACCGGTGATTTTACTATTGAATATTGGATTTATCAAACAGCATCCGGAAGTTATAGAACAGTTTTGGATACTAGAGCATCAGGAACAGCAAGTCCATGGGCATGTCTTATTAACTCTAATAATCAACCATACATTTTAATCAATTCAGATTTAACCAGTAGTATTGCTATAAACATTAATGCTTGGAATCATGTTGCTATAGTTAGATCTGGAACAAATTTATCCATCTATGTAAATGGTGTAAGTGGACTAAGCACTACAAATTCAACAAATATAAGTCCAACTGGGTCATTGCGAGTAGGTTTTACAGTTGATACTGTATATCCAATGATTGGCTATTTGTCAAACATTCGTATTGTTAAAGGTACAGCAGTTTACACCTCAGCATTTACACCCCCGACAACTCCATTAACAGCAATAACAAATACGAGTTTACTAACCTGCCAATCTAATAGATTTAAAGACAACTCAACTAACAACTTCGCTATCACAAAGAATGGCGATACACAGGTACAACGTTTTAGTCCATTCGCACCAAGTGCCGCATACTCAGCCGGTACAACGGGTGGGTCTGCATACTTTGATGGTGCTAATGATTACTTGTTGGCCGCCAGTGCAAGTGTAACATTACCGGGAAATTTTACAGTAGAGTGCTGGATATATCCAACTTCATTCACAGCCGTGCCTTGTAGTGCATATATCAATTACGGAACGTATGTTACCGGAGGATTTGCATTTAACAGCGTGTACGGTGCCTACAATGGAAGTTTGTGGTTTTATTCAAACGCCCGCGGTCCTATGATAACTTCAACAATAAACACCGTGTTAAATGCATGGAATCACATTGCAGTGGTTCGCAGTGGTTCAACTTTGACAATGTACATCAATGGACAAAGTGCTGGCACAGCATCTGGCATAACTGAAACATTCACCACAGGCTCTACTGGCATTTTTGTTGGTAACGATGTCAGTTCAGAATATGCATTTGGATACATTTCAGATGCACGTATTGCAACATCTGCTGTGTACACCGGTGCGTTTACACCACCCACAGCACCGCTCACTGCTATATCTGGAACACAATTTCTTGCCAATATGACCAACGGCGGCATCACAGACTCGTCAATGATCAACAACTTGGAAACAGTTGGTGATGCCAAAATCTCTACCACACAATCAAAGTTTGGCGGATCCAGCATGGCGTTTGATGGTACAGGTGATTATCTAGCCGCATCTCCTAATGTAACTAATAACTTAGGCACCAGTGATTTTACAATTGAAGCATGGATATATCTAACATCGTCCTCTACATATCAATTTTTAATAGGTAGTAGTAACAATGTTAGTGGCTACATGATGGTTGGACTAAACGTACCGCTTTCCCCAACATCAACTATTGCTTTAGGTAAGTCTGGTCAGACTTGGCCAGTACAATTTGGAGCCGGCACAACATTTACATCAAATACGTGGACTCATATTGCTATCACTAGATCAGGCACAACAAATAGAGCATTTATCAATGGTGTGCAACTTGGATCTAATGTAACTGATTCTACTAATTGGACATTCCCAAGTGATACAATGTGGATAGGTAACCAATCAGGAGGAAATTCCTTAAACGGTTACATAGACGACCTAAGAATTACAAAAGGCCTTGCTAGATATACCACCACATTCACACCGCCAACTGCGGCGTTGACGGCTGTCGCCACTATTCCTGGTACTAGCACTACTACTAATATAGCATCAGGTATGACAATGTCGGGCACAGGCAGTGGTATGATTATATCAAGTATTTAAAATAATCTTTGACATACTGATTTAAAAAGGCTTTATTACAAGGCCTTTTTTTTATTTTAAATAAATACTAATAACTTATTAGCCGATGACTGGGCTATATTTAAGGAAACAATCATGGGATTTATTATAAGCGGACAAGCAACTGGCTCGGTGACTACAACAGTGCCAGGCGATTCAAATGCACAAAATACAACATTATTATTGTCAGGTAACGGCAGCAATAATGCTTCAAACAATACATTTGTTGATTCAAGTTCAAATAACTTTGCTATTACTCGTGTGGGTAATACTACTCAAGGCACATTCTCGCCTTATGGTGATAACTGGAGTAACTATTTTGATGGGTCTGGAGATAGTTTACAAGCACCAAGTGGATCTAGTATTTCGGGAACTGGCGACTTTACTGCCGAATGCTGGATATATCCAACAACGGTTCCGAGTACGTACAATGTTATTGGATGCAGTGATACAAATGGCGGACTAACAATGTTTGGATTATATGCAAATGGCACTATTTTTATGGGACGCTCTTTGATAGATGTGCAAGCTACTACAACTAATAGTCTTAGTTACAACACATGGAATCACATCGCAGTTTCAAGAGCTAGCGGAACAGTACGACTTTTCATAAATGGGGTTCAAGGATATTCAGGATCAATCACAACAAATTACAATGCAGGTGTAGTCCGTCTGGGCACTGATGGCGGAGGATCAGCATTACCTTATACAGGATATGTTTCTAATTTTAGAATTATTCCTGGTACCGCAGTTTATACTAGCAATTTTACCCCAAGTACAACACCACTTAGTGCTATATCAGGCACAAGTTTATTAACCTGCCAATCTAATAGATTGATTGACAACTCAACTAACAACTTCGCTATCACAAAGAATGGCGATACACAGGTACAACGTTTTAGTCCATTCGCACCAAGTGCCGCATACTCTGCCAGTACAATCGGCGGATCAGCTTATTTTGATGGCAGCAATGATTATCTATATGCGGCCAATAATGCGGCATTTAGTATTGGAAGCAATAGTGCGTCAGTTGAGATGTGGTGTTATTCAACTAATGCCGGAGTTGTTGTCATGTGCGGGCAAAACGGCGGTCCGTATTCGTCAATTCGTTTATTGCAGTACACTAACTATGCGTATACTGTCAGTGATGATAATATTAGAGACACAGGGGTTCCAGTAATTTTAAATGCATGGACTCATTTGGTAGTAACAATTACAGGTGGTACTGCAAGGATGTTTGTTAATGGAGTATTGCGTAGTGTAGTCACTGGTCTTGGATCAGTTCGCATACAAGGTGACTCATATGTAATTGGCTCCGAAGAAGGTATTGCCAATTACTACCAAGGTTACATGACTGATTTCCGTTTGGTAAATGGTTCAATTCCAACTGCATATCAGACCAGCAGTGTCACAACAGGCACAACTGTGTTCACACCACCAACTGCACCATTAACAGCGGTTGCAAACACAAGTCTATTGTTAAATTACACCAACGGCGGCATCGTTGATTCGTCAATGATGACCGACTTGGAAACAGTGGGCGATGTTAAAGTATCTACTACACAAAGTAAGTTTGGCGGAAGTAGTATGTACTTTGATGGCACTGGTGATTATTTGATTACTCCAGCAAACCCCGTATCTAATTTAGGAACAGGTGATTTTACCATTGAAATGTGGGTTTATTTGACAAATTCAGAAGCTCGCACTCAAACCATTATGGGTGGTGATCTTAGCACTCAAAGTGCATCAACAAACACTATTCAAATTTGGTATAATAATGGCGCCAGCCTCAACAAAATTTCGTTTAATGTGTATGGTAATCCCAGATTTGATTCTAGCTCTTCAGTGAGTATTAACAATTGGATGCACTTAGCATTTACTCGTTCTTCTGGTACATTCAAGATGTTTATTAATGGCACACAGGAAGCATCTGGCTCACTGCCCAATAATCTATCAAACAATGTGTTTGTCGTTGGTAGAGGTTACATATCATTTAATCAAGAATATTTTAACGGTTACATAGACGATCTCCGCGTCACAAAAGGTCATGCTCGTTATACAAGTAACTTCACACCACCAACATCAGCGTTATTAGCTGGCGGCTCAGTTACTAGTACTACTACTGGTCCAATAGCATCAGGCATCACAATGGGTGGAACAGGCAGTGGTATGATTATATCAAGTATTTAAAATAATCTTTGATATACTGATTTAAAAAGGCTTTATTATAAGGCCTTTTTTATTTTTAAATAAATACTAATATCAATATCAGTGACTGATATATTCGAGGAAACAATCATGGGACTTATCATAAGCGGAACAGGCGGGGGATTATCAATAGGTGGCACAGGCCTGGGCATGGTCATGTCAAGTTATGCGTCAGTGCCAATTGAATACTTGGTGGTTGCCGGTGGTGCTGGCACAGGCAACTTAACTGGTGGTGGTGGCGCAGGTGGTGTACGAACCAGTACAGCAACGGCCAACATAGGAACAGCTTATGCAGTAACAGTTGGCGACGGTGGCGCCGGTAGTGCTGCCGTTGTTAGCACTCCAGGAAACAACTCATCTATTGTGGGCGGCTCATTGAATATTGTATCTGCAGGCGGCGGCGCCGGCGGACCATATACTACCACTGGGGTTCCTGGTTCAGCAGGCGGGTCAGGCGGGGGTGGTGCAGGTGGAACCAGCGGAACAGCAGGTGTAGGTGGTGTCGGTAACACTCCTGCAACAACACCATCACAAGGTAATGCAGGCGGCAACGGTGGCACTAATCTATTTGCTCCTGGTGGGGGTGGTGGCGGAGCAGGCGGTGCTGGTGGCAATGCCTCAGGTTATGACGGTGGTAGTGGCGGCGTTGGAATCGCTTCGTCTATTTCTGGCACCAGTGTCGTGTATGGTGGTGGCGGTGGTGGTTCAGGTTCTTCAGGCGGTGCAGGCGGTGCGGGAGGAGGAGGCGCCGGAGGCAGAAGCGCCAGCGTTGCGGGTACTCCTAACACTGGTGGCGGAGCAGGAGCAGGTTGGAACGCAGCCGGAGCAGCCGGTGGGTCTGGTATTGTGATCATTCGCTATGCAGATACATACCCAGCTGCCACTGCAACCACAGGATCACCAACTGTCACAGTAACAGGTGGTTATAGAATATACAAATGGACTACAGTTGGTTCAGGGTCAATTACATTCTAATAATTATCTTACCCACAACAAAAAGGCTTATTCGTAGGCCTTTTTTTTATTTTAAATAAATACTAATAACTTATTAGCCGATGACTGGCTACATTCAAGGAAACAATTATGGGATTTATTATCAGTGGATCGGGCAACGGATTATCAATGAGTGGCACAGGCACTGGCATGGTCATGTCATCATTGGGACCCGCAACAGTTGAAATATTTGCTTGGGGTGGCGGCGGAGGCGGCGGGTATAATAGTGGTGCAGGTGGTGCAGGTGGTGCAGCCAGCGGTACATTATCAATTCCTACACTTAACTCTTCTTTTGCTGTTGTAGTAGGTGGAGGCGGCACTTCGATTGGCATTGCCGGCGGTGCTGGACCTGTTGTTTCAGGCGGTGGCGGCCAGCTCACCGGAGGCTGGGGAGGACAAGGCGGTGGCTACTCAGGCGTATTTAATACTACTACAATATCTCAAGCAACTGCTTTACTAATAGCTGGTGGTGGTGGTGGTGGCTCTTATGAAGGACCAAATGGTGGAGCTGGTGGTGGCTCCAGTGGTATTGTTGGTGGTACAGGAACAGACTTGGGCGGCAGCGGTGGTACTCAGAGTGCCGGTGGCACAGGTGGTGGTGGTTCTGAATCTGGTTCAGCACTACAAGGTGGCAGACCAACTAATGGCAATGGTGGCGGTGGCGGCGGCGGTGGTGGCGGTTATTGGGGCGGTGGCTCTGGCTCTAATAATGATCCATCAGGCTCTGCTGGTGGAGGAGGAAGCGGATATTTTAGTCCTACATCTATTGTCAATGGAGTATTAATTGCTGGTAGTGGGACAACTGCTGGTGATAACACAAATTCTTTACGCAATGCATATTATGGTAATTCGGGTGCCTCGGGCAATAATGCTGGTACTCCTGGCGTAGTTATTATTCGCTATTCGGGTTCAACTCATTCTATGGCAACTGGCGGAACTATAACAACAAGTGGTGGATATATATATCATACATTTACATCTTCAGGTACATTTACCTATACAGGATCGGCTGTTGCTGTTCCAACATCGATACCAGTTGAATTATTTGCTTGGGGCGGCGGTGGCGGTGGCGGTGGCAATTCCAGTTTTAACTCTGCTGGCGGAGCTGGCGGCGCAGCCTATGGAATTTTAACTCAACCATTGTTTTCAACAAGTTACGTAGTAGTTGTTGGCGGTGGCGGCACTGCACAGCAACCAGGAGCCGGCGCAGGTTCTACTGTTGTTGGCGGAGGCGGCCGCGCTGGTAATACTGGCTTCGGTGGACAAGGCGGAGGCTACTCTGGAATGTTTGTAACATCGATATCTCAAGCAAATGCTTTACTGATAGCCGGTGGTGGTGGTGGTGGCTCCTATGATCAAAATGAAGCTGGCGGCGCAGGCGGCGGATCTTCTGGTTTAGCAGGCACTAACGGTGGCGCCGGCGGTACTCAAAGTGCTGGCGGTACTGGATATGCAAGTACTAACAATGGTTCTGCGCTTCAAGGTGCTACTGCCAATGGCGGTGATGAAGGCGGTGGCGGCGGCGGTGGTGGCGGTTATTGGGGCGGTGGCGCAGGCAATGGTAGCTCTGGACATCCTGGCGGTGGTGGCTCTGGCTACTACAAAACAAGCCTTGTATCTTCGGCTACCCTGACAGCAGGCTCTGGTACAACAGCAGGTGATAGCTCAAACAGTTTACGTAATAGCTATGGAAATGGTTCAACTACTTGGAATGGTTCAGGCACACAAGGCGTGTTTATTATTCGCTATTCTGGTTCCACTGCGTTAGCAACTGGCGGAACTATAACAACAAGTGGTGGATATGTATATCATACATTTACATCTTCAGGTACATTTACCTATACAGGTTAATGTTTAATGTTTAATTTAAAAAGGCTTATTCGTAGGCCTTTTTTTTATTTTAGGTAAATACTAACAGCAATCGATAGCAGTAAGACCTGCTAAATTCAAGGAAACAATCATGGGATTTATTATCAGCGGAACAGTGGTGCCACCGGTGGCCAGCATCATTGGTGTATATGGAACAAATATGAAACAAGTTCATATAAATGTTGATAGTTCAAACAACATTTATATGAATGCTATGACGGGATTTGATA